ATAACACGGCTCCCCTCTTGCAGGGGAGTTCTTCTGCTTCTCGATGGTGTAGTGGTAACACAACGGTTTCCAAGTCCGTTGTCTGGGGTTCGATTCCCTATCGGGATGCCAACAAAGACTTTTGTAAAGAACAAAATATGGCTTTAACTGATAACGAAAAAACTAAAGATCGTAAACCAAAGATACGTTCTGTTGACGCAGGGACCAACAGGTCCTGGTCAGACAAACAAAAGATTGAAGCTGTTCAGTCTTACCTACTTTTAGGCAATCTTGCGCTTACATCTAGAATTCTTAAAATTCCTGAAATTACCCTTCGTGTCTGGAAGACGACGGAATGGTGGAAGAATGTTGTTGACGACCTACGGCAGCAAGAGTCCATGGAAATGTCAGGACGTCTGCGTAAAATCGTAGATGCTTCGCTAGTGGCTGTCGAAGACAGGCTGCTTAACGGCGACTTGATGTACGACAACAAAACAGGTCAAATGGTGCGTAAGCCCGTTAACATGCGGGATGCTCACAAGGTTGCTGTTGACCTCATGGACAAGAAGAAGCTCCTGGACAAGGAAGCTTTGGAAGGTCCCCAAGAACAACAAGACGACGACAGGTTGCTCAAGCTTGCTGAAAAGTTTGCCAGCCTGGTACAAGCTAAAACAGAAAAGCCCGTTGAGATTATCGACGTGGAAGACGTAGAAATAAAGGAAACAGAAGATGCCTTACATGACCAACGGGAAGCGCGATTACAAGAAGGAGAACGAGAAGTACAACTCCAAGCCAGAGATTCGGAAAGCTCGCTCGGAACGGACAGTGCTCCGTCGTCAAGCTAATGCTGCAGGAATCACCCACAAAGGGGACGGCAAAGATCTCGATCACATCAAACCCTTGTCAAAAGGTGGAGCCAACACAATGTCAAACACCCGTGTTACCTCTGCCAGCGCCAACCGCAGCTTCTCCCGCAATGCAGACGGAAGCCTCCGTAACCAACTCTCTACCCGTGAGCGTAAAGCTAAGCACAAATGAGCAGTGTTCTTACGGCAGACGTTGTACAGGGTTTTGTTGGGAGTGTACTGTCGTCGCGGTTTGATGGACGTTCCAGTAGCCCAGACTTCCACAAAGAATGCTGGGAACTCTGTTGCTCTCCAGAGAAGTTTGTAGCGATTGCTGCACCCCGAGGCCATGCTAAAAGTACAGGTGTTACACTAGGGTACGGATTAGCCACTTTGCTCTTTCGAGAGCGCAAGTTTATGCTTCTTGTCTCAGATACAGAAGCTCAAGCCTCCTTGTTCCTTGGAACATTTAAACAAGAGCTGCAAGACAACCAGGACTTAATTGACTTGTTTGGCTTAAAGCGTAATGACAAAGGTTTGGTTCAGTTTGCTAAAGACACTGAAACAGACATTATTGTTGAGTGTGCGGACGGACATAAGTTTCGAATAATTGCCAAGGGAGCGGAACAGAAGCTCCGTGGATTGATTTGGAACGGTTCTCGTCCGGACATCATCATGTGTGACGACATGGAGAATGATGAGCTAGTTATGAACAAAGAGCGTCGTGAAAAGATGCGTAAATGGTTCAAAGGAGCTCTCCTTCCGTGTCGCAGCGATAGAGGTATTGTACGCATGGTAGGAACAATCCTCCATGCTGACAGCCTCCTAGAACGTATGATGCCCAACCCGTCTGACAAGATGACGGTGATTGAAGAACTAAAACAATACTCCAAGCGTAAGGGTATGTGGAAGTCGGTTAAATACCGTGCTCACAACTCAGACTTCAGTAAGCTCCTGTGGGCTTCTAAGAAATCTGCCGCGGAGTTTAAGATGCTGTATGAGGAAGCTGTCAAGGACGGCACTACAGACATTTACAGCCAGGAATACTTGAACGAGCCAATTGATGAGTCTGTGTCCTTCTTTAAGAAGGGGGATTTTCTTCCCATTACAGAAGACTCACGCAAGGCTCGTCTCAATTATTACATTACGGCTGACTTAGCTATTTCGGAAAGTGAGAAGGCTGACTTCTCTGTGTTTGTGGTAGCTGGAGTTGATGAAGATAAAATCATTCACGTTAAGAACGTTATTCGGGAACGTATGGATGGTAAGGAAATCGTGGACACGTTCATGGCCTTACAGAAGCTGTACAATCCTGTTGCAATGGGTGTTGAGGATATGCAAATTTCCAAAGCCATTGGCCCGTTTCTTCGTGAAGAGATGATTAAGAATAATACATTCATTTCCCTGTTGCCTTTAAAGCACGGTGGTAAAGATAAGACAACCCGAGCTAGAAGTGTGCAAGCACGGCTACGTGCACATGGCATGAAGTTTGACAAAGAAGGTGATTGGTATCCCATCTTTGAAAACGAGTGTTTGGCATTCCCTCGCGGTAAGCATGATGACCAGGTTGACGCTTTTGCCTACCTTGGACTTATGCTGGATATGCTTATTGAAGCCCCTACTCAGAACGAGGCAGAGGAAGAAGAATATCTGGAGGAACTGGAAGGTTCCGATTTGAACAACCAAGGACGCGATTCCTACACTGGGTACTAATACATGGATGAAGAACAAAAGCCATTGGCAGCCATGCTGGAAAGCGTGAACATTGCCGAGTCTCTTGATGAACAACAACTCAAGGATATTGGACGTGATGCTGAAAAAGGTTTTGTCCTTGACCATCAATCACGCCTTGATTGGGAAAAGAACATTGATGAGTGGACTAAACTTGCTAAGCAAACAATTGAGCCGAAGAGCTATCCTTGGCCTAAAGCGTCTAACATCAAATACCCTCTATTGTCTACGGCTGCTATGCAGTTTGCTGCTCGCGCTTATCCTTCTCTTGTGCCGTCCAACGGCAAGATTGTAAACGCTAAACCCATCGGTAAAGATCCAGATGGTGCAAAAAGCAAGATTGCAGAAGCCGTCTCAATCTACATGTCTGTCCAATTGCTGGAAGAGATGGATGGTTGGGAAGAAGAAATGGATAAATTGCTCATTATGCTCCCAATTGTGGGCACAATGTTCAAGAAAACCTATTGGGATCCCCTCAAAGAAGCTAATTGCTCCCACATTGTTATGCCAAAGAACTTGGTTGTTAACTATTGGGCACGTAGCTTGAAGGATGCAGAACGAATTTCTGAAATCCTGGAGGTGTCTCCTCGTAAAGTTAAAGAACGTCAGCAATCTGGCCTGTGGTTGGACATTGATTTTGGTAAAGCCAACCTACCAGAAGACAGAATGAACGCTCCTATTGTGGATGAAACCACTCCACATGTGTTTATTGAGCAGCATACGTTCCTGGATTTGGATGATGACGGCTACAAAGAGCCTTACATCGTCACTTTCCACAAAGATACAAAGAAAGTCGTACGCATTGTCGCACGTTTTGACGAAACTACCATCAAACTTGATGCCGAAGGGGGCATTCGCAAGATTGATCCTATTCAGTATTACACTAAGTTTGGGTTTATTCCTAATCCTGATGGTGGATTCTATGATATCGGCTTTGGTGTCCTACTTGGTCCTCTGAACCATAGCGTAAACACCCTGATTAACCAGCTTTTGGACGCAGGCCATCTGGCTACGTTGCAAGCAGGCTTCTTGGGTAAGGGTTTACGCATTAAAATGGGTGATACCAAGTTTATGCCAGGTGAATGGAAGGCAGTTAATTCTACAGGCGATGACCTGAAGAAGCAAATTGTCCCTCTGCCCACAAAAGAACCTAGTTCTGTGCTATTCCAGTTGATGGGTAGCCTGATTACCTCTGGTAAAGAGCTGGCTTCCGTGGCAGAAATCTTTACTGGTAAGATGCCTGGTCAAAACACACCAGCAACCACTACAATGGCTACTGTTGAACAGGGCATGAAGGTGTTTACTGCAGTGTACAAGCGATTGTACCGTGCTTTGACTGAAGAATTTATTAAACTGGCTCGTTTAAACGCGCTGTACCTCAATCCTCAAACGTATGTAGATACGGTTGGTATGCAAGTAGGTCCAGATGACTTTAAAGAGGTCATGCACAAGATTTATCCAGCCGCTGACCCCACAGCAGTGTCTCAGACCGAAAAGCTCTTAAAAGCCCAGGGTTTGATGGAGCTGTTGCCTACAGGTATCCTTGATCCTGTTAAAGTGGTTCAACGTATTTTGGATGCACAAGAACAACCCAACTGGCAAGAGTTGCTTAATCAGCAAGTTGCTCAAACGGGTGAAATGCCTCCCCCTCCACCAGATCCTAAGATGATGGAAATGGAAATGAAGGGTCAGTTGGAACAACAAAAGATTCAAATGCAGGGCGCAGCCCAACAGCATAAGATGGAGCTAGAAGCTCGCGATAAACAAGTTCAACTCGCTATGAAACAGCAAGAGCATGCACAAAGCATGCAACATGCACAAGACATGGCGAATATTAAAGCTGCAGAAGCTGTTCACAACCAACGAGTATTCTCTGCCACAGAACAGGCAGCGTTCCTCCAAAAACTCATGCACTCTGATGCAGAACATCAGCAGAAAATGAGTCAAGCTAAACAGCAGCAAGCAGCTCAACCGGCTAAGAAGCCATCAAAAGGAGCTAAATGACAAAGAGTGAATTTGTAGATTGGAAAGGACATCCTGTAACCCAGGAAATCTTTCGCCAACTTCAACGTCGCATTGTGGATTTGCAAGACATGCTCGGGGAGTCAGCAGGCGTTGACCCCCGACAAGATGCAGTCTATGTAGGTGCAATTAAAGCCTACAAAGATTTAATCACAATTGAATTTGACGCAGAAGATGAGGAGTCTCAATGATCGTTCCCGCATTACACCGTATTCTTGTCAAGCGAGATAAGCTTGAAGACACGGACAAAACCCTTCTCAAAGCCAAACAACTTGGCTTACACATTCCAGAGCACGAAGATATTAAACGTGCCCAGGCAAGTGTAGATAAGGGGACTGTTGTAGCAATAGGCGCTACAGCGTTTCGAGATTTTAATACACCTTCTCCCATTTCTGTTGGTGACTACGTCGCTTTTGCCCGCTTTGCTGGTAAAATCGTAGAAGACCCCTACACTAATGAAGAATTTGTTGCACTAAATGACGAAGATATTGTTTGTATCTTTCATCAAGAATAAGGAGGCCCTAGATGGCTGAAGAAAATATTGTTGTCGATGACAACACCCCCGCACCCACAGACGACGCACCTAAACTCTCCGCTGCTGAAGAAAAAGCAATGGAACAAGGGTGGGTTCCACAAGACCAGTGGGACGGTGACCCCGAACAATGGCGACCAGCAAAAGAATTCCTGGATCGCGGTGAGTTGTTTAAAAAGATTGAAGATCAAAACCGTACGATTAAGGAATTTAAACGTGCGTTAGATGATTTGAAAGGCCACCATTCAAAAACTCGTGAAGTTGAATACGCACGAGCATTGGAAGCCCTAAAAATGCAGAAACAATCTGCTATTGAAGAGGGTGACGGCGCCGCTGTTATTAAGCTGGATGACCAAATTGATCTCGTCAAAGACGAGCAACAACGTCTGAAACAGCAGAGTAATCAGCCAACCGAAGACATTATTAATCCAGAGTTTGCTAACTGGGTTGACAAGAACAAATGGTATGAGACTAGCGAACCAATGAAAGCCTACGCAGATGCGCTAGGTCGTAACTTGGCAGCAAGTGGTCTTAGCCCGTCGGCTGTTCTACAGGAAGTAGAAAAACAGGTTAAGCTGGAGTTCCCAAATAAATTTACTAATCCCAACCGTAATAAGCCAGGATCAGTAGAGGGTAGTTCTAGCAAAGGCGGTAAAGGAAACGATTCATTTTCCTTGACCGATGAAGAGCGTCGAGTGATGCAACGTTTCGTCCGTACTGGTGCAATGTCTGAAAAAGACTACATCGCGGAATTGAAGCGCATTAAAGGAGTTTAATATGAGTGAAATCAAAGAAGCAATTGCGAAAGCACCCAGAGGTCGTACGCAGCGTGTGCCAGTAGGTACGCGTAATGTTTTAACAGTGGCTGAGAAAGATCCCAACTACGAATATAGAATTATTAATGACTCGGGAGATCGAGTGCAGGAATTTTTGGATGCAGGCTATGAACTGGTTGCCAAAGATTCTGTGAGGGTGGGTGATAAGCGTGTCAACTCGGCTACGTCCGAAGGCTCTCTTGCACATATTTCTGTCGGACAAGGTCAAAAGGCCTTCGTCGTACGCATCAAAAAAGAATGGTACGAAGAAGATCAAGCTCGCAAGCAGGCCAAAGTCAATGAGATGGAACAAGCCACCAAAGCTAAAGCTCTTGATGGTACTTATGGTAAGCTCGAAATTACTCGAAGCTAATTAACATCTAAGTGCCGTTGGGAATTACCTATTTTATTATGGAGAATTGCTAATGGCAAGTGTATCTCGTGTTAACGGTTTTCGTCCCGTTAAATCCGTGAATGGCGCACCTTACAACGGTGCCGCCAACGTGTATTTTGTTCCCGCTTCTGACTCGTCGGTCATTATGGTGGGTGATGCTGTTAAGCTCGCAGGCGACGCCCGCGCAGCTACTGGCGCACCAACTGTAACCCGCGTGTCTTCCGCTACTGACATTCCAGTCGGTATCGTTGTGGGTATTTTGTTTACTGGTGTGGGCGACCTCACCAACATCCCTCCTGTTAACGATTTGAACACTCCGGTTTACCGTCGTGCTTCTACAGATCGTTACTTGTTGGTTGCTGATGACAGCGATTTGATCTATGAAGTGCAGTACTCTGCTACTTCTGTGTCTGCTGCTACCATTACAGCTAACGTCGGTTTGAACGGTCAGTTCACTACTACTGCTGGTAGCACCACTTCTGGTTCTTCTGGCATGTCAATTGACAGCTCAGGTTTGGCTACTACTGCTACCCTTCCTTTGAAGATTGTTGGTTTCCCCAACCGTCCCGATAACATCCCAGGCGATACGTACTTCAGCTACTATGTGAAGCTCAACAGCTCTACATTGTCTCCAGGTACTGGCTCTGCTGGCGTTTAATTTTTAAGAGAAGGATAAATAGAATATGTCTATTATTAACAGCGGCTCGTTTAGTAAAGCCCTTTGGCCTGGCGTAAATGCTTGGTACGGTAAAGCCTACAACGAATATTCAACCGAATACGACAAGTTGTTCGATAAGAACACTTCAACTAAAGCTTTCGAAGAAGACGTCGGTGTCACTTCGTTTGGTTTGGCTGTTCAAAAGAGCGAAGGTTCGCCTATCTCTTATGACAGCGAACGCCAAGCGTTCACCACACGTTACCAACACGCAGTGTTTGCGTTGGGTTTCATCATCACTCGTGAGATGATGGAAGACGACCAATACGACGTAGTCGGTCAACGTAAGGCTCAAGGTTTGGCATTCTCGATGCGTCAAACCAAGGAAGTTATCGGCGCTAACGTGTACAACCGCGCTTTCAACAGCTCGTACACTGGCGGTGATGGTTCTGCTCTGATTGCAAACAACCACGCTAACATCAAGGGTGGCACTTGGTCTAACCAAATTGCTACAGCTTCTGACTTGTCTGAAGCAGCCTTGGAACAAGCATGTATCGACATCGCTGGTTTCACCAACGACGCCGGTTTGCTGATTGCAGTTACACCTCAAACGTTGATTATCCCACGTCAACAGATCTTTGAAGCCAAGCGTATCTTGGGTTCTGACGGTCGCGTTGGTACAGATAACAACGACTTGAACGCTATCAAGGGTATGGGTCTGATTCCTGAAATGGTTGTTAACCATTACTTGACAGACACTGACGCTTGGTTCATTCGTACTAACGTGCCACACGGCATGAAGTACTTTGAGCGTCGTGCTGACCAGTTCGACATGGACAACGATTGGGACACTGAGAACGCTAAGTTCAAAGCCACTGCTCGTTACAGCTTCGGCTGGACCGATCCTCGCGGCTTGTACGGCTCTGCTGGCGCCTAATTAACCTAAAAGAGGCTAGCCCAAGTGCAGTAAAGCTGGTGGTGAGCCAGTGCCTCTTCTCATATAAGGAAACATTATGGCAATTCAATTCGTTCAAGGTCAAGTAGCGGTTAGCGATCCTAACCCTAACGGCCCAACCGCTCTCAGTAACATCAAAGACACGATTACGAAAGTTGTAAAACTTACGTCTGCTAACTTTGGTACTACTGCGGTAAACACATTGGTGGCAGTGCTTCCAGCCGATGCTTCAATTTTGACCATGACCTTGCAAGTTGCAACCGCGTTGACAGGTAACAGCATTTCTGCTGCTGCTATCGACATTGGTTCTGCTTCGGGTGGTGCTCAATACGTGTCTGCAGCCAGTGCCTTTGGCTCTGCTGGTGCAAACACTTTGCTGAACAAGCTGGGTGGTGTGGATAACTACTCTCTTCCCTTGGGTCCTGATAAAGGTATCTGGGTTAAGGGTACAGCCACTACTGGTAGCCCAACTGCTGGTGAAATGTACTTGATTATTCAATACGTGCGATAATAAAGAGGGGGTCTTAGGACCCCTTTTTTTAACAAGGAAATAAAATGACAACTTCTTCAGTAAACACGGGTTTACTTACTACTAGCCAATTGACCTTCACTGGTCGCAACCGCATCAACGCCGTGTCTCTGTTTGGAGATGGTGTTAACGCCGGTACTTTGAACATTTATGATAACACTGCTGCCTCGGGCAAGATTGCTGTTAAAGTTCAGGTCCGTTCTTCAGATTATCAAAACCATGTAATTTTTACCCAACCGGTATACATGGAAAACGGAATTTATTGTAGTTTAAGTGGCACTAACACAAACTACATTGTCTACTACGGCGCTTAACATGAGCGAGTTAGCAGGCAAGTTTATTGGTGTATTGTTCCTTAGTCGAACAGTGGCACATCAGATGCACCTCGCCACAGAATCGTTTTCACAGCACTCTGCTCTGAACACATTCTATGATGACATTGTGGACTTAGCAGATGGTATTGCTGAACAGTGGCAGGGAGCTAACGAAGACCTCCTCACCATTCCGACGCTTGCTGCTAAAGAAACAAAAGAGCCTTTGAAATACTTCAAAGAAACTCTCAAATGGATTGAGTCAAACCGCTACAAAGCCTTTGACAAAGAAGATACATCCATACAAAACGATGTGGACACAGTTGTAAAGCTGTTCCGCTCAACAATTTATAAACTACGTTTCTTGAAATAAGCTATGCAAAACCATCTTATCCCAGGCAACTGGAACGCGCTTTGCGACAGTTGCGGACGTAAATTCAAAGCATTAGACTTACAGAAGCGTTGGGATGGCTTGATGGTTTGCCGAGAGGATTGGGAAACTCGTCATCCTCAAACTCTTCTAAAGGTACAACGTGAGAAAATCACAGTGCCTTTCTCTCGTCCATATCCTGCACAAGATTCCTTTGTTCCAGATCCGATGA